GCTGGTGCAACACTTCGGCATCCCGGTTGAGTTGCCAACGCTGGAAGCCAAGCGCGACTGGCTGGAGGTGGCACGCATTGCCCTGCTCGCCCGCGAGATGCAGGACGAGGAAGACGTGGAGATGCTGCTTTTTGCTTGACCCTTTACCACTGGTGAAAATGCGCCCATGACAGAACAACAAACCGTACAACGCGCAACTGAAGCGGCTTTGGTATTGAGCAACCCGGCCTATCAGGAGGCCATGCGCCAACTGAAGGCGGCAGTGGTTGAGCAATGGAAGGACTGCCCAGTGCGTGACCGTGAGGGCCAGTTGCTTTTGTTGCAGTTGGCCAAGCTGACCGATAAGTTCGAGGGCATCCTGAATGGGATGCTTGAGACCGGCAAGCTGGCACAGCATCGGATTGATTTGGACCGCGAGCGCAATGAGACCATTGCCAAGCGGTTTTTGCGCAAGGTAGCATGAGTTTCGGGCAGCACTGGCCCTTTTTGGTTTGCCGCTCTGGTGCCTTGGGCGCGGCGTAGATTGGAAGCGATATGGACGGACACGCTGAAAATGCACCCGAATCCTTGAGCGATTTGGCCTCATTCCTCTCGGACACTCCCGAGGAATCCACAGAAGAGGAAAACGAGGAAAACACCGACGAGTCCACCGCCGAAGGCGACACGGACGGCGAGGAAACGGACGGACAGGAAGAGTCTGAGGAGCAATCCGAGGACGAAGAAGCCGAAGAGACGCCTGCACCCGAACGTAAACTGAAAGTTACCGTAAAAGGTGACGACGGCACAGATCAGGAGATCGAAGTCGATGAAGCCGAGCTTGTCAAAGGCTACCACCGTCAAGCGGACTACACCCGCAAGACGCAGGAGCTGGCGCAGCGCGAGCATCAGGCGGTTGAAATCCTGAAGGCAAAACATGACGAGTTCGCGCAAACCTATCTGACAAAAGCGGAGGCCAGTCGGGCCGCGATTGTTCAGCTTGCCGGACTGCGCAGCGAGGCTGAGATGGCGCAACTTGCGCAGTCTGACCCCGCTGGATGGGTAGCCGAGAACCAACGACAGCAGTCGATTTATGCCGTGCTGAACCAAATGGATCAGCAAATTGCCAGCGAGCGAAAAGCTATCGCAGACCGGCAAGCGCAGGAGGCCCAGGCATGGAAGGCGCAAGCATTCCAAAAGGCTTGGAGCGAGCTGCAAAAAGACGGCATTGACCGAGAGAAGCTGGCGAAGGTTTACGGCGAAGTTTCCAAGACCTACGGATTTTCCCAGGATGAGCTTGGCAACGTTTTCGACCACCGGCTAGTCCGGCTGATGCGTGACGCTGCGGCTTATCGTGAATTGCAGGCCCAAAAGCCCGCAGTGCAAAAGAAGATCGCAGAGGCTCCGAAGCTGCCCAGCAAAGCCAATCCGACGCCTCAAACCCGCAAGAACGTGCAGATTGAAAAGCGCTTCCAAGGTGGACGCGCAAAGCTGAACGACCTTGCATCTTACCTTATGTAACTTTCAGGAGCATTTCAAATGGCAGTCCCAACCAACCTTTACCAAAAAGCATCCCTCAAGGGCGACCGCGAGGACTTGACCGACAAGATCTACAACACGTCCCCCACCGAGACGCCGATTCTGTCGGGCATTGGCCGCGTCACTGCGACCAACACCTTCCACGAGTGGCAGCGTGACGCATTGGCCACCGCCAACAAGGACAACGCGCAGATCGACGGCGATGACGCAACGCTGGAAGCCCAGACCGCCACCGAGCGCGTGGGTAACTACATGCAGATCTTCCGCAAGACTCCGGGCGTTTCCCGCCGTGCCAACATCGTCAAGAAGGCTGGCCGTGGCTCTGAAATGGCCTACATCAAGGCCAAGGCCATGCTCGAGCTCAAGCGCGACATGGAAGCCGCCATTGTGTCCAACAACGCAGCCGTTGCGCCCACCACCTCCGTGGCTGGCAAGTTCGGCGGCTTGGGCGTGCAGAACAACGCCAACACCTCCCACGGTGCTGGTGGCTCTACTGCCGCTTGGACCTCCGGCGCTCCTACGACCGCACCCACTGCCGGTACTGGCCGCGCGTTCACTGAAGCCCTGCTGAAGTCGGTGGTGCAAGCCGCCTACATCTCCAGCGGCGAAGTGCCCCGCATGTGCGTGATGTCGCCCAACCACAAGGGCGTTTTCTCTGGCTTTGCCGGTATCGCGGTTAACCGCTACCAGGTGAGCAAGAAAGAACAGGGCCGCATCATCGGCGGCGCTGACGTGTATATGTCCGACTTCGGCGAATTGGAGATCGTGCCTCACTACCTGATGGCCGGTTCTACCGACGTTCACCTGTTGAACACCGAGTACATGGAAATGGCCTACTTGGACGGCTTCAAGACCCAAGCCTTGGGCGTGACCGGCGACAGTGAGAAGGTTTTGGTGACTGTGGACTGCGCCTTGGCAGTTCGCGCACCCAAGGCCTTGGCGAAGGTGGCCGACCTGACAGGCGGCTAAAGTCTGACGGCATGAGAAAGGGAGCTTCGGCTCCCTTTTTTTGCGCTTTACCACCCCCCACAATACCCGCAGGAGCCACACACATGACACCAGTCGAATCATTCACACTTGACGAAGGCACCGATCAATACGGCGTCAATACGCGCCTGATCTTTCAAGGTGACGAAGTGGTCAAGCACACGTCGCAGGACGTTTCGGGCATTCTGGAATTTGCCAAAGCCAAGCGCAATGCAACGGCTGGCGAGCGCTGGGGCGAAATGCGCCACGTGGCAACGATACCCATGCACATCTATGCCGAGCTGTTGCAAATCTCTGACCAGAACGAGCGCAAAAAGAAGGTCAAGGAATACATCCAAGCCAACCCGGCGTTTGCCACGTTTGATAAGTACTTGGCGAAATGACCTACTCAGAGCTTCAAGCCCAGGTTGCAGCCTACCTGCACCGCACCGACCTGACGGCGCAGATACCCACGTTCATAGGCTTGGCCGAGGCGTATTTGTTCCGCGAGTTGAACGTCAAGAGCTTGCAAGTTGTGACCACGATCACAACCACGGGCGAATATGCCAACCTGCCGGCCGACTTTGGCGCACTCTCACGGCTTGAAACGACCGTGGGCGGGTTGACCTACAACCTTGACTACCAAAGCCAGCCTGAGACGGCCACAGATGCCACGGTGTCGCCTGGTAAGTTCACGTTCGAGAATGGCAAGATCCGCATCTTCGGCGCGGGCACGGGCACCAATGCAACGTTGTATTACACCCCGCGCATTGAGGCGCTGAGTGGCTCCAACACCACCAACTGGATTTTGGACAAGGCGCAGGACCTCTACCTCTACGCATCGGCGCTGGAGGGCGCAAAGTACGTCCGGGACAATGAGCAAGCGGCAGCGCTTGCCGGTTTGGTGTCGGGCACTTTGGATGCCGTGCGTAAATATTCCGAGCGCCAGGCCATGCCCGTGACCGGCTCACTGCAAATCAAAGCGAGGCGATAAATGGCCATTGAATCCGCAACCTACATCAACGGGCTGGACACCACAAAGCCCGGTTCAAGCGACCCCAAGAGCGAGGGCGACGACCACCTGCGCTTGCTAAAAAGCACGATCAAGGCCACGTTCCCGAATGTGACTGGGGCGGTGACGGCTACGCATACTGAACTGAGCTACGTGGATGGCGTGACAAGCGCGATTCAAACGCAGTTGGACACCAAAGCGCCGACGGCTTCGCCTACGTTCACCGGCACCCCATCGGCCCCTACAGCGGCGGCCACAACCAACACCACGCAACTTGCAACCACCGAGATGGTGCAAGCTGCGATCATGGCATCCAGCGGCGTTACTGCCGAGTTGCCGGGGCAAAGCGGCAACGCTGGCAAGTTCCTGACCACAAACGGAACGGCGGCGAGTTGGGCAAAAACAGGGGTTGTAAGTTATTCTGGCCGCACAAGTAATACCGCATTGGGGGTGGCTGATTTAGCTTCCCTGATTGACATCACAAGCGGCACATTCACGCAGACGTTTGCGGCGGCTGCAACGCTTGGCGATGGGTGGTGGTGCTACATCCGAAACAGCGGCACAGGTGACGTTACGCTTGACCCGAATGCATCCGAGACTATCGACGGGCTGACATCTTATGTGATGTACCCCGGCGAGGTGCGTCTGGTGCAGTGCGATGGTTCTGCACTTCGCACGTTGGTGGCTTCTCCGTTCTTCAAGACTTTTACGGCATCCGGGACATTCACAAAGCCTCCCGGTTATTCGGTGTTTTCCGGATTGGCTTGGGGTAGCGGCGGCTCTGGTGGGAAAAGATCAAGTAACGGCAGTGGAGGTGGTGGCGCTTCTTGCGTTCCTTTTTCTTTGGCATCTACCGTTTTAGGCGCGACAGAAACCATCACCATTGCAGCGCAAACAGCAGGCGCAACAGTTGACAACACGGCTGGCGTTAACGGCAACAATACAACGCTCGGGGCTTTTGTAACCGCATATGGTGGCGGTGCAGGGCAACCATCAAGTAACGGCGGCGCAGGTGGCGGCGTTCTGAGTGCTGGTTCCGGCACAACACCGGGCGGGCCTTTGGGCGCTGCTAGTGGATTAGATAGCACTTTCGGCGGTGGCGGGTCTGGAAATTCTGCGCCCGGCGGTAAAAGTGTATACGGCGGCGCTGGTGGTGGCGGGATAAACACCAACGTGGGGCAAGTCGGCGGTGAGTCTTTGTTTGGCGGTGGTGGAGGTGGTGGCGCAGGCTCTACAAGCGCAGGCGCAGGCGGCGTGTCTAGGTATGGCGGCGCTGGTGGCGCTGGTGGAGTTTCGGCATCTGGTGTTGATGGCACTGCGCCGGGAGGTGGAGGCGGTGGCACTTACACAGGAACCAAAGCAGGCGATGGCGCACGGGGTGAACTTCGTATTTGGGGGGCTGCATAATGGCACGTTTTGCAATTGTTAGCGGTGGCTTCGTTGCCAACATTGCCGAGGCTTCCGCTGAGTTTGCTCAGTCTCAAGGGTGGGTGGCGGCTCCCGATAGCGTTTCAATCGGCTGGCTTTATGATGGCGTGACATTCACAGAACCGGAATCAACTCCCATTCCAGTGCCTCAATCCGTGACCATGCGCCAGGCTAGGCTTGCCCTGTTGGGCGCTGGGATGCTGGACAGTGTGGGCGCTGCGCTTGCGGCCATCACTGACCCCGCCATGCGTCAAGCGGCTGAGATTGAATGGGAATATGCCGCCGAGGTTGAGCGCAATGCAGGGCTGGTGCAGATGCTTGGCCCGGCTCTGGGGCTGACTGAGGCGCAATTGGATGCGCTGTTCATTGCGGCGGGTGGCCTATGAACATCCTAGGCCGAATCCTGAACGTGCTGATCGCTTTAGATCAGCTTGCATGGGTTGTTTTGACCCTTGGCAACGGTGCGCCAGATGAAACCATTTCGGCGGCGCTTTGGCGCATGGAAGTGCAAGGCAAGTTGGCCGGGAGTCTGTTCCGGCCTTTTGTTGATGCCCTGTTCTACCCGATTCAAAAAGAACATTGCTACAAGGCGTACCTGGCCGAGATGAAGCGCAAACAACTGCCAAAGGGCTACCAATGACCGTGATGAAGCTGCGCGATGTGGGCAAGGGCGTCAACTACGACCTGTCGCCCGAAGAACTGGCCGACGGTGTTTGGTCAAGCGTCCAGAACATTCGTTTTGTGAACGGCTACGCGCAACGGTTCAAGGGCATGGCGGCGGTGTTTACGGATCCAAGCGTGACGCCTTACTTTGTCACGGCTTACCAGACACCGGCCAAAAAGTATTGGATTCATGCAGGCACGGCGGCGGTGTTTGCCGACGATGGCACCACACGCACCAACATCAGCCCGGCATCGGCCCCAACCGGCACGCAGGATGACCGCTGGAGCGCGGCCAAACTGGGCGGCTTGCTGGTCATGACCAATGGCGTAAATGCCCCGTATTACTGGAACGGTGACACGGGAACAGACCTTGCCGCGCTGACCGGGTGGGATGCAAACGAGCGCTGCGCGTCCATCCATGCGTTCAAAAATTACCTTGTGGCGCTGGACATTACCAAGACTTCCACGCGCTACCCGCACATGGTCAAGTGGTCACATTCAGCCGTTCCCGGCTCTTTGCCGACTTCGTGGGACGAAACCGACGTGACCAAAGACGCCGGTGAGCAGGACTTGGCCGAAACGCCTGACATGATCGTTGACGCTTTGCCCTTGGGCGATTCTCTGGTGGTTTACAAAGAACGTTCGATGTTCTCGATGCGCTTTATCGGCCAGCCTTACATCTTCCAGTTCTCGCGCTTGCCGGGTGACTCTGGGATGCTTGCAAAGGGTTGCGGCGCGGTGACGCCTTTGGGCCATGTGGTGATGACGGCGGGGGATATTGTGCTGAACACCGGCAACGGGGTGCAGTCGATAGCAGACGGAACCATTCGCCGGTACATTTTCAGCAACATGGACTCAACCAACTACAAACGGGCGTTTGTGGTGGCCAACCCGCAACGCTCCGAGGTGCTGGTTTGCTTTCCAACCACGGGCGATGCCACTTGCACCAAAGCGGCGGTTTGGAATTGGGACACCAAAGCATGGGGGATGCGCGACTTGCCGAGCGTGACCTATGGCGACAACGGGCAACTTTCCTTTGACGTTGGCCTGACATGGGCCAGCGACTCCGAGGGCTGGGATTCTGACGGCTCGGTTTGGAGCGAAAACGAATACGCACCCAACGAGGCGCGGCTTTTGCTGACAAGCACGGCAAAGATTCTGGCCTTTGACGTAGGCGTTACAGATGACGGGGCATCGTTCACGGCGGTGCTGGAGCGCCGGGGCTTTACCTTCGACGACACTAACACCGTAAAGCTGGTTCGGTCCATCATTCCACGGATTGACGCATCGACCGGCACACAGATCACTTTTGAGGTAGGCGCGGCAATGACGGCAGACGTTGAACCCACATGGCAACCAGCGGCCACTTTCACAGTGGGCACCGGCTACAAGATCGACACGCTCGCTTCTGGGCGCTTTTTGGCCTTGCGCATATCGTCGGCTCAACCGTTCCGCTTGCGTTCGCTGGACGTTGATTTGGTGGCTTCTGGGGCTTATTGATGTATTCACCCGGCATTGTTCCCAACGCTGCAAACTCCATTCCGGGGTTTTTGGAGAATGAACTCCACCGAGTGGCCGAAGCAATGAACGGCGCGGTTCCTTTCGCTCAGATTGAAATGAGCTACGCTGCACCGGCAAAGTTGCGCGATGGAATGATTGTGCTGGCTGACGGCACAAGCTGGAACCCTGGCAGCGGTGGCGGCTTTTACGGTTATCGCGCCGGGGCATGGCGCTTTTTGGGGTAAATGATGGCTCTTGATTTAACTTCTCTGTATCAGCAAAGCTTGGGCCGTGCGCCCGATGCTGGCGGCTTGCAGTATTGGCAAAGTTTGCTAGATTCGGGCACCATGTCGCCAGAACAGGTAAAAACCGCTTTTTACAATTCAGCGGCCAAAGAGGTGCAGCGCGATGACACTGGACTGAATGCTGCAACGGACGCCTACGATGAACGGCGCATTGCAGACGCAATGGCGCTTTACAACGACAATCCGAAGTTGGCCAGCTTGGGCGGCTATTTTGCCAACGCTGGCGACACCCGCACACAAACGGCGGCTCAGAGATTGGGCGGGTTTGACATTACCAAGCCGCAACAGTCCGCTCCAAGGTCAGCAGCAGCGCCAGCCGTGCCACCGCCTGCAACCGGTGGATTCAATCCGGCAGCTACCACGTTTGGCGACCCGTTCAAGTACGACCAAAAAAACCCGTACCTGCAACAGATGGCAACGGGCATCACAAGCCAGATCAATGAGAATCTGACCCGAAACATCATGCCTCAGATCGCCAGCGGTGCTCAGCAGGTTGGCGGTTTTGGTGGCTCGCGTCAAGGCGTGGTTGAGGCCAACGCGCTCAACGATGCCAACAAGCAAGCGGCCAACGCGCTGACGGGCATGTATTACGGCGACTACAACAACGCCATGAACCGGCAGTTGCAAAAGTACGGGCAAGATCAGGGTTACAACCTGGGCATGGGCAACCTGCAACTGGGCAACCGCAACGCGGACATGAACCAAATGCAGCTTGGCGCAAACCTGTTTCAGCAGGGCAACGCTGGCACATTGGGCCAAGGCCAAGGCATGTATAACCTGGGCCTGACTTCGCAACAAGCGCCGTGGCAGGCTTACCAGAACTTTGGCAACGTGGCACAGCCTTACACCGGCTTTGGCAGCACAACGGGCACCAGCGCGGACAGTCCGGCGGCTGGCTTCATGGGCGGCGCGGTTGGCGCTTCCCAGCTTTACAACATCTACAAGTGAGGCTTAAATGGCTTTCGACCCTCTCAGCATTGGATTGACTTTGGCAGGCGGCTTGCTCGGCGCAAGTGATGGCGGTGAAAAGAAAACCGAAGAGCGCAAGCTGGACCCGCGCTTAGATCGCTACGTGTACGGGCCTGACAATGAATCTGGCTTGCTGGGTGGCGCTTTTCAATTGCTCCAACAGCAGGCAGGGCAGGGCGGCCTGAATGACCTCCAGCGGCAAGGGCTGGAAATGCAGCGCCAGTTCTTGATGTCGCCTGAGTACAGCCAAGGCTACAACCAGATGCGCAGCCTGGGCCAAGGCTTGCTGGGCGCTGGCGTGGCAGGCAACCCGTTCACCGGTGGCGGCACTGTCAAACCTCAATCTGGCGGGTTTTCGTATTCTGGCCTGATGGATGCAAAACTGCCCGAGGCAACCAAGGCGGCGGCTCCGAGGCTGGAAGAAAAGAAGCCCGTCCCCGCTAATCTGGGGCTGGCCGGTGATTACGTGCCAAGTCCCAGCAGCAGCTACGTTGCCCCAACGGTGAACCCGTGGGACCCGACCGGCGAGCGAAACGGATACTCATTCGGCGCATGGGGGCCGTATGCAGGCGGCGGCGACTATTCAGGTTACACCACGGGCAGCGGCTACAGCTACGGCGGCTTTGGCGGCGGTAATTCTGGCATGGGGGACTGAAATGGCTGGACTACTTGGCGACTCTTGGGACGACCCGCGCACACAGGCAACGCTGCAACTCGCGGCGGGCTTGCTGGGTGGCGGCAACTTTGGCCAGGCTCTCGGGCGCGGCTTGGGCGGCTATCAGCAAAGCATGAGCGCGGCGCAAGAGGCCAAGATGCGCAAAGAGGAAATGGACTGGAAGCGGCAGGAGATTGCAGCAAAGCAGGCGCAGGCGCAGGAGGCGCAACGCATCGAAGGCGCAGTGCGTCAGGCGGCGCAGGGCGGCGGTTTGAATGCCAACGCTCTGATTGCCCAAGGCGTGCCGGTTGAACGCGTTAAGGCGCTTTTTGAGGCTCAGAACTTGGGTAAGCAAAAGGTGGCGCGCACCATTAAGGGCATGGGGCCAGATGGCCGTGAAATGGAATTTCAGGTTGATGAATTCGGTAACCGAGTGGGCGAGGGAATGGCGCAATACAAAGCGCCGATTCAGTCGGACTTGGGTGGGCGGCAGGTATTCCTTGACCCGTACAAACTCAGCGAGATAGCGGGCATGAACAAGAGCATGACGCCCGAAGGCCGGGACGCTTCGGCGCGTGGGTGGGCGAGCAATGCGATTGCGCAGGGCAACTTGGGCATTTCGCGTGAGCGCTTGGCTTTTGAGCAATCTGGCGGCGCTGATGCCATGAAGCCACAATACAAAGACGGTCAATGGGTGACGCCACCCACCGGAATGCAGCCGGGAGAATCACGACTGGCAGCACCATCCACAGCGGCAAAGGATGCAAACGAGGCGCTGGCGCTGATCGGTACGGCTCGGCAGTTGATTCCAAAATCAACCGGCAGCTACATGGGCGCTGGCGTAGACCAGATTGGGCGTGTGTTTGGCGCTTCCACTGGCGGCGATACGGCAGCGGCTCAACTTAAAGCGCTTGAGGGCGCTTTGGTTGCCAAGATGCCAAAGATGAGCGGACCACAGTCTGACAAGGATGTGATGCTCTACAAACAAATGGCGGGCGAGATTGGCGACCCGACAATCCCGGCTTCTCGCAAGATGGCGGCATTGCAAACCATTGAGGAAATTCAACGGCGGGCGTCTGGTGGCGGCGCTCCAGCGGTCGGCGGCACATCTGGCAGTTGGGGCATCCAAAAGGTTCAATAAATGGCAACCTACAACATCACTTCACCAGACGGCCAGACGTACAAGGTCACGGCACCCGACACGGCAACAGAGGCCGAGGTGCTGGCCTACGCGCAAAAGAACTTCAGCATGGCGGCCAAGCCTGCACCGAAGGAAACAACGTTGGCGCAGGACATCAAGCAAGGCGCTGGCAACCTGCTTGCAGGTGCGGTGCGCGGCGCTGGCTCCATCGGCGCTACGCTGATTCGACCGTTTGAGACCGGCGCAGAGAATGAGGCGCGGCGCAAAGCGATGGATGAGGGCTTGCGTTCATTGGGCGCAGAGCCTGAATCTTGGATGTACCAAGGCGGCAAGCTGGGCGGCGAGATTGCGGGCACGGCTGGCGCAGGCGGCGCTATCGCTCGCGTCCTGGGCGCGATACCGGGCGTGGCGGCAAAGGCTGGCCCATTGCTCCAGTCCATCGGCTCCAGCGGTATGACCGCTGGCGGGGCTGGCATGGGTACGCGCATTGCGGGGGGTGCGGTGTCTGGTGGTGTGCAAGCGGCGATGGTGAATCCTGATGACGCCAAAACCGGCGCAATGACAGGCGCGGCCATGCCGGTGCTTGGCAAGGTGGCCGGGACGGTGGGCGGCGCAATTGGCAACCAATTTAAACCCAGCGCGGCCAATGCTGATTTGGCAAAACGGGCCATGGACATGGGAATGCCTTTGGGCGTTGCTGATGTGACAGGCGGCAAGTTCACCAAGGCCATGCGTAGCGTGTTGAATGATGCACCGCTGACGGGCGGCATTGGCGCGGCGCAACAAGATGCAAAACAGGCATGGTTTAACCGTGCGGTTGGAAATGTATTTGATGCGGCTGACGACAAGCTGACGCCTGAAGTGATGGACGCAGCCAAGAAAAAGATGGGCGGCGAGTTTGATCGCATCTGGTCTCAAAACAATCTGTTGGTTGATAATGCGTTTTTGACTTCGCTTCAGAAAAGCCGGACCAATGCAGCCATGTTGCCCAAGGGCGAGCGTGCGCGGATTACTTCAATGCTGGACGACTTGGAAAGCCAAGTAACGCAGGCGGCAGATGGCTCGATGGTGATTCCGGGCGATGTTGCAAACCGCTATCAATCAACCATTCGCAAGATGGCAGACAGTTCCCAATCATTCCTGAAAGATGAATTAGGCCGAATGCGCCAAGATGTTCTGGGCGCTTTCAATCGCTCGGTGTCGCCTGAAGATGCTGCGGCGCTGGCATTGAATCAAAAGAAATACAAGGCATTCAAAACGGTTGAGCCTCTGTTGCAAAAGGCCGAAGCTGGCGTGGCGGGCCGTGCGTCTGGTGATGTTCCGGCTTCTTTGTTGCCGGGTGCGGTGTTCGGCAGCTACAAAAATAATGTGGCTGGTTCGCCTTTGGCTGACCTGTCAAAGATCGGCTCTCAATTCTTGGTTGACCGCGTGCCACAAACGGGCGGCAGTGCGCGTGCTTTGATTCAAAACAGCGCGATTGGCGCGGCCTTGGGCACGGGGATGCTA